GTGGGCCCCTTTTCCCTTCTATTGAACTTCAAGTTGCTGCCAATTTTAGATATATTAGGGAATTCTCTTGTCCAAGCAGGGCCTTTATGGTTGCGGCGAATGTCGCTGATGCGGAATATATCACTTGGTTTCCAGACGATTGTATAATCATTGAAAATACTCTTAAAGAATGTATAGATCTTCTGGATTCTAAAACTAAAAACGATGGACTAACAATACTCTATTCAGAAGGCCCTAATTTTTCTGGAAATCAACATTTAGAAAGTGAGCGTTGGTATTGAACTGCCTCTAATCATGGAGATCAAAAATTAAAATGGATAGATAAAACATGGCAAATTGCGCCCATTTTTATGTATAATTTGCAGAAATTCAAAGAGCTTGGCGGCTTAGATTGTTCTTTTTATCATATAAATATGAATACTCATAGCCTTGCTTTTAGATTGCAAAAAAACGGAGGAAAGATGTATTTTAGCCCCCAGAGAGTATTTGCAGCTAATTGGCATCCTTGGGTAGGTCATGAGGGAGAAATTATGAGGATCGCTTATGAGACTAACGATCTACCTAAATATAAATCTATGTGGGATTCTGAAATTGAACCCGTATTGAACTGGGAATTTGATAATTGGAAAAACGCAGATATCTATTGGAAGCTGAGATTTAAATGATATGAAAGAAAAATTAATTAAATTAAATTTGGGTTGCAGAACGAAGCCTTTGCCGACTTATATCAATGTCGATATTGATCCATCTAATCAGTACGCTGATATCATCGATAACGCATTCGAGCTAAAATCCTTCGAGGATAACTCAGTAGATTTAATCGAATCGGTGCATATGTTTGAACATCTTTCTTATGAAGAGAGTTCAAGAGCTTTAAAGGTATGGTTCGATAAATTAAAAAAGGGCGGCACCCTAAGAATTTCTGTTCCTGATGCCAATAAGAGTTCGGCTCTTTTATTACTTTGTAATGACAAAAATTTAGTAAAAACTATGTTTATGGGATCACAAAGAGACGGTTGGGATTTCCATAAAAATTTACATACAAAAGATTCTTTAACAAAAGATTTATTAATAGCCGGATTTCAAGATGTCAAAGAGTGGGACTGGAGAACTACTTGGCCGCATAATTATATAGATACATATGCAAGCGCTTATTTTCCTCCAATGAGAAAAAATTTTATTCTAGATAACGGCAATAGTATCGATTTTGGTGGAGTCTTAATGAGTTTGAATTTAGAATGTCTAAAGCCATGAAATATAAAAAAATATTAATTACGGGGAAAACTGGGTCCGTCGGTACGAATTTAAAATTTGGAGAAGGCGCTCCATCTTCAAAATATGATCTTAGAGAGGCTTCTCAAGCAAAAAAAATTATTAATGATTTCAGTCCTGACGCCATTGTTCATTGCGCGGGAAGAGTAGGAGGGGTTAAATATCATTTAGAGCATAGATATACTCTTTTCTATGATAATGTCAGTATCAATACTAATATTATTGACGCCGCTAAAGAAGCTAAAGTTGATCGAGTATTATCATATCTTTCTTCTTGTATTTTTTCTGATACTGCTCCGTTGCCTTACGCTGAAAAAGATATACATCATTCCGAACCAGCATCGGTATATTATCCTTATGGATATGCCAAAAGGATGTTGGAAGTGCAGAGTAGAATTTGTTATGAAGAATTCGGATTGAAATATAATTGTGTAGTCCCAACTAATATTTACGGAATTAATGACAATTTTAATTGGGATACTAGCCATGTAGTGGCTGTTCTAATAAGAAGGGCGGCAGAATCAGCTAGGGAAAATAAAGAATTTGTCGTTTGGGGAGATGGAAATCAACAACGAGATTTCATTTTTACAGAAGATATTGCTAAACTAACTGAATGGGCTTTGGAAAATTATTTTGAAAAAGAGCCTCTAATTTTCTCTAATAATAAGCCTACGGAAATAGGATATTTAGCGCATTTAATAGCGAAAAAGTTTAATATTGAAAATAAATTAGTTTTTGATACCAGTAAGCCTAGTGGACAAAAGATAAGGAAGTTAAATGGAAATAAATTAGCTTCATTAACAGATTTTAAATTTACTTCTATTGAAGATGGAGTTTCCCAATCAGTAGATTGGTTTGTAAAAAATTATCCTAACGTAAGGCTTTAAAATAATATAGATATATGAATAGTTTTTTTATTCCACTAATGTCTGATAATGTCAATAGAGATGATATTAATACATTAATTGATTTTCTAAAGCAAGAGCCGATACCTAAATTAACCAATGGGCCTAAAGTCGCTGAATTTGAATCTCAATGGTCTAAATGGTTGGGAGTAAAACATAGCCTTTTTCTTAACTCTGGAAGTTCAGCGAATGAATTGACAATGTTAGCAATAAAATATTGTTATGGTGACGGAGAAGTAATTGTACCCCCATTAACTTGGGTAAGCGATATTTCTTCGGTTTTGTTAGCCGGATTAAAACCTGTTTTCTGCGATATTAATTTGAAGAATTTATCATTTAATTTAGAGCATCTTAAGACACTAATAAATGAAAAAACAAAGGCTATTTTTTTAACACATGTCTTAGGAATTAATGGATTAACTGAAGAACTTCTAAATATATGCAAAGAGAAAAATATCCTTTTAATAGAAGACGTGTGTGAATCGCATGGAGTGACTTTTAATGGTGCAAAAGCTGGATCATTTGGATTCGCTAGTAACTTCAGTTATTATTTCGCCCATCACATGTCCACCATCGAAGGTGGCATGATTTGTACAAATGATGATTATTTTTATCAAGTCCTCAGATGCATGAGGTCGCACGGCATGCTTAGGGAATCTTCTGACAAAAATTTTAAAGATGAATTTCTAATTAAATATCCAGAATTGAATAAAGATTTCGTATTTATTGCTGCTGCACATAATTTTAGAAGCACTGAATTAAATGCTGTTCTAGGTATAAGTCAACTAAAAAGACTAGATGACAATAATGAAAAAAGAAAAGAAAATTTTTCTTATTTCATGGAAAACTTAGATGGAAATAAATATCATATAGATTTAGAACTTGAAGGTCAATCTAATTATGCTTTTATTATTATCCTAAAGAAGGGCAGTTTTGAATCAAGAGATATTGTGGAAAAAACCTTGGAATCACACGGAATAGAATTTCGCAGAGGTCTTTCTGGCGGCGGGAGTCAAATGAAGCAACCATATTTAAAAGGTAAATTAGAAGAAAATGATTCTTTCCCAAATATAGAACATATCCATCATTATTCTTGGTATGTGGGTAATTACCCCACCCTTGAAAAAGAAAAAATTACAGAACTTTTAAAAATCTTAAATTCTATCAATGTCTAAACATTCAATACTCGTAATTGGAGACTGTTGCAAGGACGTATTTGTTTATTGTGATTGCGAACGTCTATGTCCAGAAGCTCCAGTACCCGTGCTCGATATCATTAATCAAGAAGATAATGACGGTATGGCTGGCAACGTCGCTAGGAATATAGAATCTATTTTAGAATATCCAATCGACAAAATATTCAATAAGAATTATGAATTAGTAACAAAAACTAGATATGTTGAGAAAAAAACAAATCATATGTTTATGAGAATAGATTCTAAATCAAAAATTAATAGAATTGATAAAAGAGTTTTAAATAAGATAAATTTCAAAAAATACGACGCTATAATTATTTCTGATTATGATAAAGGCTTCTTACTCGAAGAAGATATAACTTATATAGCTAATAATCATCCATTGACTTTTTTGGATTCTAAAAAAAATCTAGGAAGTTGGGCTAATGAAGTGACATATATTAAAATTAATAGAAAAGAATTTGATAATTCAAAAGCATTTATCTTAGCAAATCCAGATTTTGAAAAAAAAGTTATTAAGACAATCGGAGGAGAAGGATGTATATTTAATGGTAAAGTGTATCCCGTAGAAAACGTAGAAATTAAAAATCTATCAGGAGCGGGGGATACATTTTTATCTGGTTTAGTCGTGGAATATATAAATTCCAAAAATATAAATAATGCTATTATCTACGCAAATAAAGTCGCGTCGATAGTCGTCCAAAAAATGGGAGTGAGTACAATAAAAGATTAAAAAATATGAAAAAAGTATTAATAACTGGAGTAAGCGGCCAAGACGGATCATATATGGTTGATTATTTATTGGAAAATACAAATTATTTTATTTTTGGTATGGCAAGAAGATCTTCTAAGCCAGATTATTCTAATTTAAAAAATAGCATAAATAATCCTAGATTCAAACTTTTAACTGGTGATCTTTCTGATTCACAATCAATAGAAAATGTCGTAAGAGAGGTTCAGCCAGATTATTTTATTAATTTTGCTGCTCAATCTTTTGTCGGGTCAAGTTGGCAAATCCCAGAGCAGACTTTTGAAGTTACGGCAATGGGAGTATTGAGATGTCTGGAAGCAGTAAGGAAATTTGCTCCTGACTGTCGTTTTTATAGCGCTGGAAGCTCCGAAGAAATGGGAGATGTACAATATTCTCCTCAAGACCTTAATCATCCAATTCGTCCCCGAAGCCCATATGGAGCGGCTAAAGCCGCTGCGAGACATTTAACTAAGGTATATCGTGAATCCTATGATCTTTTCGCAATTCATTCTATCCTTTATAATCATGAAAGCGAAAGAAGGGGAGAAGAATTCGTAACACGTAAAATCACTAAAGGGGTGGCGCGCATTGTCAAAGCAATTAATAATAATCAACCATTTACTCCTATAGAATTAGGTAATATTGATTCTAAAAGAGATTGGTCACACGCCAAAGATTTTATCAAAGGAGTTTGGATGATGTTAAATCAAGAAACTCCAAAAGAATTTATCCTTTCTTCAAACGAAACTCACTCGATTAGAGAATTCGTAGAAAAAGCTTTCAAAGTCGCAGGAATAGAAGGATATTGGGTCAATGGGACGCCAGTATGTCAATCGACGGACCCAACTTTAGAAATTTTTGGAATGAAACAACCAAATGGCGCTTACCCAATTTTAGTTTCCATAAATCCTAAATTTTATCGCCCAGCAGAAGTTGACCTCCTTTTGGGAAATTCTGATCCGGCTAGAAAAGAATTGGGCTGGAAGCCTGAGATTTCATTTGACAAACTTGTTGAACTTATGGTATTGTCAGATATAGATGAAATCGGGACTAAAAGAATCAGTTAAGAAAATCAACTATCCTCAGGAATTAATCAAAAAGTTTGTTAATCCTGAGCGCTTCAAAGATAAGTATTTTTGGCCAAGAGAAATGAAAATGGCCAAAAAACTCATTTCTACATATGATCTTGAATTTATTTTGTGGGTAATTCCTCCTTATTACAGAAAAGTCCCTTCTTTGGCTTATTTTATGGCCGATTATGGTAAGCAATACCTTTCCGAACAATTCTTTAATTATAAGAAAAAAACTAGCGATTTGTCGGCTAAAATCGAAGAAATAACTCTTTCTCAAGATAAAATAGGGGAAGATACTCTTATTAAAAAAGAGCCTAGGACAATCAAAGATTTTTTAAATTTATATACATAAAATTATGGCAAAAATAAAAGAACAAAAAGAAGAGGCGTCTGTAGAAAAAAAAATGTCTGTTTTGGATAAGTATCTAAAGGATAATTCAGACTATCATTATTCTTCGGAAACGCCAGTCGATTATACGGTCAGTAGCGGCAGTCTCAATTTAGATATTGAAATGGGCGGAGGAATACGCCCAGGAATAGTTCGTTCTTCTGGAGTTACAGAGGGCGGAAAAACTAGTAATGCATTAGCTTTTGCTAAGAATTTTCAAGACTTGCATCCTGATAATGGAGTCGTAATCCACATCAAGGCAGAAGGAAGGCTTAGTAATGATATTATTGAACGATCTGGCGTTTCCACAGACCCTAAAAGATGGAAGGTCATTCCAACTAATGATTATGAATTTGTAATTGATTTGATGAGGGAATTAATTAGGGATAAAGAAGAGGGAAAATTTTATTTCTTTATTTTGGATTCTCTCGACGCCCTAGTACCAAGGAATGATCTTCTCAAATCAGCAACGGAAGCCAATAAAACTGCCGGTTCTGCCCTTCTTACGTCTGACTTGCTCAGAAAAATGGCTTCTGCTTTTTCTAGTAGGGGACATATTTGTTTTTTAATTTCTCAAGTGAGATCTACGATTAAAATTAATCAATATGAAAAAACAGACCCAAAAGTAACAAATGCTTCTGGAGGAAATGCTGCTCTTCATTATTCAGATTGGATTCTTGAATTTCAACAACGTTGGCAAAAAGATATTATTAAGGATAAGGACGAAAAGCCAGTGGGCCATTGGTGCAAAATTATCTTTAGGAAGACTCCCAATGAAAAAACCGGAACAGAAGTAAAATATCCTATTAAATACGGACGTAAAGATGGCCAAAGCATCTGGATTGAGTATGAAATCATAGATCAACTCTTATCTTGGCAATTTGCTTTGGCGAAAGGAGCTTGGGTGACTATTTCTGACGCTTTACTTTCTGAACTCAAGGAAAAGGGATTGGAAATGGATAAACAACATCAAGGTTCAGATAATTTAAGAAAATACCTTGAAGAAAATACCAAAATTAGAGATTATCTTTTCAATAAATTCAGAAATGCTTTGAATAAGGTATGAGGCTCTTTAATGTCAATGGAAAATTAGCAAGTAAAAATGTCACCAGTTTTTTAATAAAATGGGATAAAAAGTCTTGCTCTATAGCCCAAACTGACGTAAAGAAATTTTTATATCCTTATTGGAAAAACAACATCGTATATGAAGAATTCCCAGTATATGGAACTCAATTACGAGTAGATATTTTAAACGCTACAAGGAAAATCGCTGTAGAAGTTCATGGCCCACAACACGAAGATTTTCATTATTTTCATAATAATTCTCGTGCCGCCTTCTTAAAAGGCATTAAGAATGATGAAATTAAATCCCAATGGTTATTAAAAAATAATTATCAACAAATTATTATCTATACCAAAGAAATTAATGAATTGAGTGCAAAATTTTTCTTAGATAAATTCGGTATTACACTTTAACGATACATTTATTCAATATTTTTAATTTTAAATTAATATCATATATCAAATCAAAATGATTGTGTAATTATGAAGAGCATGTCTAATTCAAAAAATAAAAACAACGGGAGTGTCCCTGAGTCTATTATCAATCAATTGGTTGAACATACGGCTGGCGGATTTATTTTATTTTATTTTAATAATGAGAATGGCCAGCCAGAGAATATCATGACGTTCGACTCGCCCGCTCACTGCCTAGCTTTACAAAAACATATTACCGACTGGGCTATTGCTCTAGGAGATATGAATATCGAAAGTGCTAGGCAAAACATTGAATTTTCTGTTTTAGAAGATGAGGACGACGAAGATAATCTCGAAGGTCCAGACTCTATTTAACTTGACTTAATCTCAAAAGAGGCGTATTATAATATAGTATGCCTTTACATTCTTTACAAATCGAACGCCACGTCCTTGGTGGATTGATTCAAAATCAGGACATTATTTCGGAAGTTGAATCTTTCGTTTCTGAAAAGGATTTTGTTGCCCAGCCCCATGCCACTATATTTAGTTGCCTTATCTCTTCTTTTTTACAAAATGAGAAAATTGATAAAGTAATTCTTGCCCAAAAAATAAAGAATTTAGGAATTTCATTCAAGGATAATATTAATATCTTTGATTATATTGAAAGCGTTTCATTTGCCCCGATTACTAAACAGGCCACTATAAAAGCTTGCCAAGAACTAGTTAAACTTCGTGCACTCAGGGATGTCAGTGATACTTGTGATGAAATTAAAACTCATATCGATAAATCAGTTAACCAACCCTTAGATCAAACTATCACAGAAATTGACGAAATTTACGGTCAACAAGTAAATTCTTTTGTCGCTGAAAGTGGAGATGTAGATTTATATGCTGGTCTTTCGGCATTAGCTGAAGAAAGAGGTAATAATCCTCAGGAAGAAATTGGGTTTGCCACTCCATTTCCTGAATTTAATCGTATTTATGGAGGTTTAAAGAGAAAAAATCTTTATATTATAGCTGCTCGCGCAAAGGCTGGAAAATCTACTCTTTTAAATGAGCTTTGCTCTGAAATGAGCAGTATGCACAACATGCCAGTTCTTTATCTAGATACTGAAATGTCCACGGAAGAGACTCAATTTCGTGCCATTGCTTCAAAAACTGGAGTTCCTTTATGGTATATTGAAACTGGTAATTGGCGCAAGAATCCTGATTATGTTCAAAAATTACGTGGACATTTAAGCGAATTAGGCAAGAAAAACTATAAAGTCACCCATCATTTTATTGGAAACAAAAAAATATCCGAAATTAAAGCAATTGCTAGAAGATGGTATCTTAAAAAAGTCGGCAGGGGTGGTAAATGCATGATTGTACTGACT